CGACCAATTTTGAGGTTGTTTTAGAGCATCGCGCGGCCGTTGAAGCGGCCATGGGGCGCGCGTTGGAGGCTTGTGAGATCGTCCACCACTTGAATATGGACAAGCGCGATCCGCGGGTTGAAAACCTAGCCGTGCTACCGAATAATGTGGTACACGCGCGGGTCCATAAGTACATGGAGCGCATCGCGGTTTACCTTTGTGGACTTGGTTTGATTCGGCCGGAGCCGCTGGGATTTGACACTGAAATTTTCTGGGCGGGCCGCTGGATCAAACGGATTGATCTGTTGGCAAACGCACAAGTACAGGCCCCGTTGAATGCCCTGGATTTTCTGGGGCACGAGGAGATTTTTGAGTCCACCGTCGTGACGGTGAACTAAGGAGAAGCACTTATGCAGAGACTCGATGTTGGCTTGGGGATGGGCGGCGCGCTGCAGCTCGTCAAGTACACCATCACCTATCAGGACCTGGCGACGTACATCAGCACGCAGACGCAGACGTTTAACCTCTACCAGGATCCACCGTCGATCGGCGCCGTCTCGGTGACCACGCCGGCGAACTTCATCATCCCGCAGGGCGGCGTCAACGTGGGTGTGAAGATTCACCACACGTCCTCGTTCAATGGCTCCTCCTCGACCGGGACGATGAGCAACGTGACGGTCTCGGTTGGCACCCAGAACTCCGGCCCGGCCTTCCTGGCATCGCCATTCAACGTCTTCCAGGCGCCCGGCGACAACGTGCTCCAAGAAACGGCGAATTTCAAGAGCGGTCAGATGTCGTCCGCGGTTGTCACTGTGACGGTGACCACAACCGGCTCGGCGATGTTGAGCACCATGTATCAGGGGTCGGTTGACCTGTACTTGTGCAACTTGAACGTCTCGACGGCGAACATCGGCACCGTGGCCGGCGTGACCTCGGTGGCGTTGCTGCCGAACGCTTCGGGCGCTGGAACGGGCGTCTAATAGGAGCCTCGTATGGCGATCATTTCACACAACGATATCCGCCCCGATGGGCTGCGGATTTTTTACGGTACGGCACCGCCGGGCTCGAGCTCGGATGGCACGTACTACACCGGCGAAGTCATTGTCGCTATCGGCAGCACGCCCGGACAACCAACCGGATGGCGGTGCGTGGCTGGGGGCACACCCGGTAACTGGGTCGCCCTGGGGCTTTCGACCGAGCCGTACACGCTGGGTCCGTATAACGGCAGCTCGCCGAACTTTGCGATCCCGCTTTCCAATAGCTATATCATCCAGGGTGTGTCCGTTTGCTATACGTCGGTGGCGGGATCTGGTACGGTCACAGTCGAGCGCGATACCGGGTCGACGTGGCCTGGCAGCGGCGGTGTAGCTCAATTAGTGGCACCGATTTCGCTCATGAGCACGGCGACGGTCACTTATACAGGGACGGTTATCGGCAGTCCGGCAATTTTCAGCGGCGGTTTAGACCGCATTGGAGTTGTGTTCACGCCGAATTCTGCCATGGGCGGGCTCGGTTCGATGTACATCACTATTGTGATGGCACAGGTCATCTAAGGAGATTCTATGGGATTGATTGAAAGCAAATCACAGCTCGTGGTGCTGACTAAGCAGTGGACAAACCAGAGTTTCCTGGCCGGTTCCAGCTTCCCGGAGCTTGGTTCGGCTGAAACCTTGTTCGTTGCTGATCGACCGTACATGATCGTATCGGTCATTGAAAAGCACACCGTCGCAGCTGGTTCGACCACGCTTCAGTTATTGGGAGTGCTCGGCTCGACCACGCTTGGCTCTGCCCCCCCATTGCTGGCCTCGACAATTCCAATCGGGGGAACCGTCAACATCTACAACCAGGGCATCTTGTTCGGATCGGCAGTCTTGAGCACCTCTACTCCACTGGGCACGACGGCGATTGCCCCGGTTCTCGGGCTTGGAGATTCTATCGTTCTCCAGTACACGACGGCAAATTTACTGCCGCCAGTTGGTTGCCTGACGGTTGTCCTACAGACGATCTAAGGAGACTTTATGGGCCTTGTCGAAAGCCATTCGCAACTCGTGGTGCTGACCAAGCAGTGGTCGCAGGGCAGTGGTCTGATAACTTTTACCGGCAGCACATTGACCGTTTTGCCGTTCGATACGCAGTTCACCACGCAGTTGTTCGTTGCGGATCGGCCCTATCAGGTTGTCTCGGTGATCGAGCGTCACAGTGTGTTGGGGTCGACCCCTGTCATGCTCGTTGGCGCGCTCGGCTCTACGCCACTTGGATCTGGTACCCCGTTACTGGCTTCGACCATCCCAACGTTCAGTGTCGCTAATATTCCAAATTTCGGCACGCTGTATGGTTCGGCGGTGCTCAGCGGGTCTACCGCGTTCGGCACCACAGCGACTTCTCCTATTCTCGGATCGGGTGACGCACTCGGGATTGTATATGGCTCTGCCGGGCTCTTGCAGCCAGTGGGGAGTCTTCAGGTTATTTTACAAACGGTCTGATCGTCGGCTCGCCATGCCGATTTTCTCCGAGCGCGCAACTTCGTCATGGTTGCGCGCTCTTTTTATTTCTGTTGACAGAAATTAACGGTTAAAATGCGGCCATGAGCTTGCCTCCTATCACAACCGTACACGCGACAGCGTTCGAGCAGTGGGATTATGACACGCCGAACACGACCGGCATAGGAGGTTCCGAGACAAGCCAAATCGAGTTGAGTTGGAGGCTCGCACGCCGTGGATACGACGTGATGACCTACGCCCCGGTGCCCTGGGAAGGCGTACGTGAATGGCGCGGATCGAAGTGGGCGCCGCTCACAGCGGTCGATTGGAAGCGGCCCGGCATCTGGCTGATTTACCGCCAGCCGTCAGCGCTCGACAACTTCCCAGACAACCATCCCGACCAGCGGCTCTACCTGGTCAGTCAGGATGTCACCTATCCCGACTGGACGAAGGAGCGCATGACGAAACTCGATCGCTTCATGGCGCTTTGCCAGACCCATGCGCAAGACCACCGCACGCGCTGGCCGGGCTTCGATGAGAAGATCTTCGTTTCCGCCAACGGTATCAAGCGCGACCTCATCGAACAGATTGAAAAAGAAGGGATAAAACGCAATCCTCGGAAAATGATTTATGCGTCGTCGCCGGACCGCGGCTTGGTCTGCTTACTCAAAGTCTTCAAGCGGGCGCAGGAATGGGTGAAGAATCTCGAGCTCCACGTCTTCTACGGTTTCGACAACATCGACAAGCTCATCGCCTCGAACCAAAACAACAAAGATTACGCAAAATTGAAGGCCGAAGTCACAAAACTCTGCCAGATGCCGGGCGTGATCTGGCGCGGCCGCATCAACCAGCCGGACCTGATCCGGGAATGGTTCAGCGCCGGCATCTGGTGCCACCCTTCGGTCTTCACCGAAACCGGCTGCATCACCTCGATGGAGGCGCAGGCGTGTGGCGCTATCCCGATCACGACGCCGATCTGGGCGGTGGCCGAGAACGTCAAGCACGGCATGTTTATCCAGGGGAACCCGTACATCGATCCGATCGTCCAGGCGCGCTTTGTGAGCGCCATCTACCGGCTGGTCGCCGATGAGAAACTCCAAGCGGACATTCGGGCCGAGATGATCCCCGAAGCACGCTTCCGCTTTGATTGGGAAAAGGTGGTCGACGGTCTAGAACGCGAATTCCACTCCCATATAGGAGTGATTTCGCCGAAGCCGATCGTCAAGAACGCTCCGAACCGGTTCATTTTGTACTCGCCGATTTCGCTCAGTCAATGGGATTGGAACAACACGGAGAGCGGCATCGGCGGCTGTGAGACCTCGGTTGCGGAAATGGCTTGGCGGCTGCAGCGCGCTGGCAGCGAAGTGATCGTCTACGCCCCCGTCCCGTTTGACGGCGAGCGGGAGTGGCGCGGAACTAAGTGGCGCCCGGTGGACAAGGCCGATTTCTCGATCCCTGGCACCTGGTGCATCTACCGCGTCCCGCAGATGCTGCATAAGTTCGACCGGAACCGTGATGACCAGGTGATCTGGCTCATGATGCAGGATTGGGATTACGACTGGAAGGGTTTTGATCGCATGGATCGGGTGGTGACGTTATGCCACACGCACGAGAAATGGCTGCTGGAGCGGCATCCGGAGCTCAAACCGAAACTCCACGTCACCTCGAACGGTATCAAGGTGGACTTGATCGAGGAGATCGAGAGAACCAACGAACTCCCACCACGCAATCCGCGGAAAATGATTTATGCGTCGTCGCCGGACCGCGGGCTGAAGCGGCTACTTGAGATCTTTGCTAAGGCCCAAGCTCAACAGGACCCGGCGCAACCGCTCGAACTTCACGTGTTTTACGGATTCGATGGTCTCGAACAGCTTGTCGCCCGGAATCCGGATTCGGCGCCGCTGCTCAAAGACCGGGAAGAAATCCAGAAGCTGGCGGGGACGATCCCTGGCGTGCATCTACGTGGTCGTGTTTCACAGACCGAACTCTATCGCGAATGGTTTTCAGCCGGCATCTGGTGCTATCCGACCGATTTCGCTGAGATGAGTTGCATCACCTGCCAGGAAGCGCAGGCGATGGGGGCGATCCCGGTGACCTGCGAAGCATGGGCACAGGGTGAGAACACGTTATTCGGCATCACTATCACCGGAGACCCGGCGATTCCGGGGGTTCAGGACGAATTTGTCAAGCAGCTTGTGTCAATCGCGAACGATATCCCGCGGCAAGAACGCATCCGGGCGGAAATGATGCCAGCCATCCGCCAGCGCTTCGACTGGAATCGCCACGTGTCGCAGTGGGAAGACTGGACAGAAGAAGACCGTGTCGTGCATGAAACCCAGATCTGCCGTGGCTGCGGCGAAGACAAGCTCGAGACTGTACTCGATTTGGGCGAACAGGCGATCGCCGGCTACTTCCCGGAGCCCGGCGAGAAAGTGCTTCTGGCGCCACTCGAGCTGGTGCGCTGCACCGCCTGCGATCTCGGCCAATTGCGGCATTCGGTGGATCGCCGGGCGCTATTCGCCGGCGCCTACGGCTACCGCTCTGGAATCAACGAAACCATGCGCGGGCACCTGAAGGGAATCGCCAAGGAATTCAAGGTGAAGAGCGGCGATCTGGTGGTGGACATCGGCTGCAACGATGGAACGTTTCTGGAGAACTTCCCGGTGCGCTCGCGCGTTGGTTATGATCCATCGGAGATCTGCCCATCCAAATACCATCGGGACTTCTTCAGCCAGGAGCACTTCGAGAAACATCACCCCGGCAAGAAGGCGAAGGTGGTGACTTCGCTGGCGATGTTTTACGACCTCGAGGATCCGCTCGAATTCGCCAAGCAGGTGCACGGCATCCTAGCCGATGACGGGATCTGGGTGATCGAGGTTCAGGATTTCGCCGAGACTGCCAAGAAATCGGCCTTCGACACAATCTGCCATGAGCATCTGACCTATTGGGACGCCACTAGGCTGGAAGAAGTCCTCGTGCGCTCTGGCTTCGTTTCCGTCAAAGTCGACTACAACTCTATTAATGGTGGCAGTATGCGGGTACACGCGATGAAGGTTGTCGTCCGTGAATCAGGACCAAAACCGTATCCACTGATGCCGATCATTTGGAAACAATTTGCCGCAGACGCACACTGGGCGCGCGCGTCACTTAAGAAGACGCTGGAAGAGTTGAACGGCAAACAGATCTGGGGCTATGGCGCATCGACCAAGGGCAATGTGCTGCTGCAGTTCTGTGGTATTACGAACAAGGAGATCGTGGCGATCGCCGATCGTAACCCGGAAAAGTGGGGTAAGGTGACGCCAGGTAGCAACATCCCGATCGTTTCGGAAACGCTCATGCGCCAGGCGAAGCCGGATTACCTACTGGCCTTACCATGGGCCTTTATGGAGGAATTCCGCAAACGTGAGCCATGGGCACGCTGGATTGTGCCATTCCCCGAGGCGCACATCCTCGGGGCGGCTGAAAGTGATGCAGTGGAGGTGCCTGTATGCTCCTAATGCGCCAATCGATTGGCACTGTCGCCTATATGGGCGGCCTGATGGCGGTGCCGGAGCCGTTCGTATGGTCACTGGTACAAATGATCCAGTACTCGAACGAGCACCTCTGTGGTCCAAACCAGATCATCCATTTGACGAAGTCCATCACGAGCTACCATGCCTGGGCGCGCAACGGCATCGCGGACAACATTCTTGGCGATTGGGTGCTGATGCTTGATACTGACCAGACATTTGAGCCGGATCTGGTTTGCCGAATGGTTTCTCTGCTGAACGAATTTGACCTTGATGTGCTGACCGGGCTCTACCACTACAAAATCCCGCCGCACAACCCAGTGCTCTACGCCTGGGAACCGAACAAGCGGCAATTCCACGGGATCGCCGGCTGGCAGACCATCGGCCGACTGTTGCGCGTTGATTGCGCCGGCGCTGGTTGCCTCATGGTCCGGCGGCGAGTGTTCGAGCGCATCACCAATGAGCTCCACCAGAAACCGTTTGATCCGATCGGTGAGTGGAGTGAGGATTTCAGCTTTTTTGTGCGACTGATTCAGTTGGGCATCAAGGTCTATTGTGCCCCGGACATCGAGACCTACCACCTGATGATTCAACCGATCAGCTCCGAGCATGCGGATTATATGAACGTAGCTGAGGCTCCGCCAGAGCTGGTCAAACGGATGTGAAGGAGCAATATGAAAATCGCCTCGTTCGGTCCTAATGCTTCGCTGATGGTGCTGGAGTGGCGACCATGGCTCTATCAGTTGGTGTCGGCCGTGGTCTCCGGAGGCGCCGGCGCAGTGACGACAGCCGCTATCTCTCCGATCATGGATGCGACGAAGTACAACCCGACGCACTGGGCTTATTACCAGTTCATTGGCCTGATGTTTCTCGGAACCGGATTTCTCAAGTTGTTCTTCTTTCTGGATACTCACCCGATTCCGGATATCGAAACGGTGACCAC